AATATTGAGTTCCTTGACCTTGTCTTCTTTCAATTTGATATGCTTCATCAGGCCTTGTTGGTCTTACTACTGAAAGCAAGTATTTCATTTCACTTGATGTTGCAAAATCATACACGAGAAACTTTGGAAGATCCTCGTCTTTTAACATTAGAAACCAATTATAAGGAGGTTGGATTGTTACAAATTGTCTAAAATCAATCTTATTTTGAATTGCACTTGATATAAACTGATTGTAAGTATTTACATCGTAATAATTATCAAATGTAATAAATTTGTAACTTTTTAATAAAATCATATCCAACCTTCTTTTAATTATTTTTAATCAAGTTTAAACCTAATCAATTAAACTTTTTATTTCAGAAATAAAATTTTCTAATTTTTCTTTTTCTTTACTTTTGTTGTCAATAACCAAATCAAAGTAAGAATCATCTAAAACATCCTCGTTTATTCTTGTTCCACCAAGAATCTTTATAAATTTAATTTCATCGTAATTATCTTTAAGATAATTATATTCGTGCTCAAATCTTAAGTCTGAAATTAAAAATAGATTTTTAGATTTTCCAACTTCTTGAATTTCCTGTAAAGATTTTTTAACCCATACATTTTTGTCAAGTTCTTTAAAAGATTCTGCAATTCCAATCAAAATATCTCTGAAAGTATTATCAATTTTAAAAACTGAGTTTTCTTTTATATACTCACAAGAAATATGTTTATCTTTTAGATTTTCAAAACTTTCAAGCGATATTCCTAAAGAATTACATAAGATTCTTTTTGGATTATCAGCAAATGCAATTCTTTTAGAATTTTTATTTTCTTTTAAAAGTTCATTTACTATTGTATCTTTTCCTGCTTTTGAAAATCCATAAAAAGCAATAATCATAAGATTCCTTTAATTTGAATTTACTTGTTTATTTCGCCTCTAAATGCTTTTGTTGCTTGAGCTTTTTTTGCTCTAATTTTTAGCAATCTTGGGTTTGATTTCATTCTTTTAGCAGCAAGTCTCATTTCTTTTGATTTTTGTCTATCAATTGGTGTGCAAACTCCAGTCACGTGTTTTGACTCTTTATCGATATTAAAAGAAATTGTTGTTCCTTTAGGACAATGTTTCTTTTTTCTAAGAATTGCTTTTTTCATAGCAATTTTTTTATCATCGATATTTTTATTTGCTTTTGCAAGAGATACTTCGCACATATTGTCTAAAAGTTTCTCAAGAATTTCGTTATAAACTATCATTTTAATTCTCCCGTTTAAAATTTATTTATAACTTTTTATATTTTTTTAGTTATCCAAAGACGAAAAATTACCACTCGTCTTCGTTGATTTCTTGATTTATAGTTTCAAAGTTCCAATTCAAAGGATCTGTTACTTGTTTAATATTATTAATAAATCCTTTTTCAAACATTGTGTTAAAATCTACATAATCTATAAGTTTTTTAGAATTCTTATCTTTGGAATAAAATATTTCTTCATTTTGAAAAGCAAATACATTTTGCTGTAAAGTATTTGGAGTTTTCATATAAATGAATGATATTTTTTCTCCTGCTTCAATTTTTCTGAAATTAAAAGAATTGTTGTCAATATACTTATTATGTATCAATGCCGCTCTTGAGTTAATTGGAGCAGTTAACCTTCTTCCGTTTTTATTATATCCACCATACCAGTTATTGGTATCAGGATTATACTCATAGTCAAGATTTGAAACTGACTGATTAAAAGAAATACTTCCAGGATTTTGCTTGAATGTTTCATCTTTTATTTTATCAGAATATTCTTTTATTTTCTTAATATCACCTTCTATAATAATATTTTCAAATGCATATTTCAATTTATCTCTAAAAAATGATGGTGTACTTGATTTTGCAGGACTTAATCCTGTAATTTTGATTTTAGGTTTTGCAAGGTATGTTCCTTCTTTCCAAAATGTTCTTGCCATATAAATTTTAGGTCCGACTGAAATAAGTGAGTCCATTATGTTTTCAACATCTTCTTTAAGTATTTTTTCAGGTATTCCATTCAAAGTATCTTTAATTTTATCCAACGAAGTATCAACTACTTTAAGTGCAATATTGTTTATGTACTTTTCAGTTGCTTCAATTAAAGTTTTTCTATCGAGTTTATTTTCATAATCAGAACCGAATTTTTTCTCAAAAAGTTTTTGAACTGAAATGTATCCTGAGTCAGTATCATTTACTGCTGCTTCGTCCATATAATTAAGTTTACCATTTCTTTTTTCTTTATGAGTTTCTTTAATAATAGAATATAATTTTTTAACTTCTTCTCTTGTAACATAAATATTTGAAATTCTACCCATCGATGTAATACTTAACGAATAGTATTCTTTACTTGCTGCTACATTTGAACCTTCAAGACTTAGACTTCCATATAAACTATTAATCAAAATTTTAAATGCTAATTGGAATACATCGTAAAGATTTCTTTTTTCTGAAAGTTCTTCAGGAATTTCTTTTCCTTGTTTTTTCAATTCTTCAATTTTGTCTTCAATTTCTAACATTAAGTTTTTATAGTATTTTCTTTTTTGTTTAATTTTTGTTATGACTTTACCCATTACAGATACTTGTTTTTTGAAAAATACACCATTTGGAGACATAATTACATTATACTTATTAAGAACCTCAGAAATTTCTTTTTGTGCTTCAGGATTTTCAAAAATGTTGTCAATAAACTCGTGATCGAGAATATCCATTTCTTTTGTATCCAATAAATCAGAGTAAAAGTTTGCATATTTAACTTTTAAATCAAGCAATTCTTGTGGCAATTTTTCATAAGGAATTAAATTTTCAGGTCCTATTCCCATAAATTCAATTATAGAAGGATATAGAGAACTGAAATCGAGTGAAAAACAATACTTCCAAAATTTACCTGTTCCTCTTACAAATCCACCTACAAATTTCTGTTCTTGAATATTATTATTTTTCAATCTTTTAAAATAATCTAATCTCTGTTTAAGTACTTGTTCTGAAAGATTTTTCTTTATTTCTTGTGTTGGATTTTCAAGTCTTTTGATTGCATAATCTACAAAATCAAAATGATTATATGATCTTTTAATTGGTAGAATATAATTTTCTTTTTTATATTCAGCAAATAGGAATGCATTCCATTGTTTAAGAGTTCCTCTAACATCATCAAGATTAACACCCATTACCCAAGAAATCAACTGAGCAAGCAATAAAAGATTCATTTTCTTTTCAAGTAAAAATAACAATTCTACATCTCTTAATCCGTATTCTACAAAAAGATTATAGTTATTATTGTAGAAATCTTCAAAGTTGACGAATTCAGAGTGTTGGACTTTACCTTCTCCTAAAATATGTTGTCCGATAAATTCTAATGAATATTTAGGTAAAGTTGTAAAATAATATTTTTTAAATAGTTTTTGAAAATCTTCAAGAAATAATCCTAAATAATCAACTCTTATTTGGTGATTTCCGTTTTCTTCGATTGTATCAATTTTTATTTTTCTTAAAGGCGATAATTGTTTAACTTCAGAATTGTTTGCAACATCTTTTGAAACTGCAAAGAAATGTTGACCTTTTGAAATACTTTCGACAAAAATCTCATCAGAAGTCATTCCTCCAAGAACTCTTGCAATTCTAATTGTCAAATAAGGAAAATCGTAATTTTCTGAGTTAAATCCTATAATAACATCAGGATTAATTTTGTTTAAAGTTCCAAGAAAAGTTCTTAAAAGAGTTGCTTCATCTTTGCATTTGATATATTTCAATTTTCCAATACTTGAGTCAAATAAAGATTCATCATAGTCTTTTGTTGCAAAGAAAAAGAATGTTTTTAACTTTTCATCAAAAATTTGGATAGAAACTACTTCAGCAGTTGCTCCTTCATTTGAAGTTTCTATGATAGGTTTCCAACCTTCTTGATGTTTTGGATTAGAATTGACAACCTCTATATCAAGAAACCAATTATGAGTTTCAGTCATATTATGTTCAGTTTCGCTATTTTTTTGAAAATATTCTTGAATAAAATTATGTTCTTGATTTGTATATCCAAAAGTTTTAATTCCAAGTTCTTTGTATTCTTTTGTCTTTTTATAGATATCTCTTATATGCAATCTTGTTTCTTTTAGATTTATTCCTTCTGTGCTTTTGAAAACTGAATTTTCATTTGTTTGAAAATATAGAGAAGTTTTGAAATTTTTATCAAGTATCCAAAATTTCTCATTTGTTTTTTCATTTTTTACTTTTGTAAAAATATTATTTCCAATTTTTTTACAAGTTATATATTTTAAATCTTCAAAAGACTCAATTTCAGATATATCTTTTGTTACCATAAAAATCCTTTTTATAAGTTTAATTTGAATTTAATTCGTTTTAATTTGATACATAATATAATGTATCGTCCATTTCGTCTTGAAGCAAATATTTGTTTTCTTCGAGTTCTTTAAATAAATCATTTCCAAGAACTGAAATCCATTCGTCTTCAAATCCAAGAATAGAAACCATTTCTTCAATTGTTCTAAGAACATTTTTAGTTTTTCCTGATATTTTTATTGTATAATTTTTATTTGGAATTATTTTAACTTTATAAGTTTTTTCGATATCTTCTATCATTTCGCCAATAGTTTCACCGGGATTTCTACCAGATGTTTCGTTTAAATCAGTAAAATTCATATCGTTTAATTCAATTTTGATTGTTTTATTCATTTTGTTCATTGTATTTCCTTTTGTTTTTATTTGTATAATTATATCAAAAAAATAAGTAATTGTCAATAGATTTTTATTGAAAAATATAAATATTTTTTATAAATATTAAAATTATCTTAATAAGGAAAATACTAAATGTTATCAGCACTATCAAGGTTATCAGAGTCAATTGTGGCAACCAAGAATAAAATAAAAAGTTTTTTAAATTCTTTTATTAATAGAAATAAAAATAATAAAGTTTCAAGCACAATAATTAAAACTGAACTTAAAAGAAATTTATCAAACAATCCAACTCAAGAAGATAATTCAATTTTTAATAATCTTAACGAAGAACAAATTAAAGAAAACTTTTCAGACTTTTCAGCATTTGAAAATTTAGATTCACAAGGAAATGAAAAATTTGAAAACTTACTTATTATTGATGATAACTTTGGAATTGTAACAATACTTGAAAATTCTTTAAAAAATAAAATTAAAGATGTTGCTAAAAAAACTCAAAAAGAAATAAAAATTTTAAAATTATCAACATCAGAAGCGCCTTTAAAACTAATCGTTACTTTATCTAAAAATCCAAAAATAAAAATAAATTATGCAATTTTAGACTTTACATTTGGATTAATTGTCCGTTTAAAAAATGAAAATGTAAAAATAACTGGAGTTGATGTTTTTTCATTTTTGATTGAAAAAAATCCTAATTTAAAATTTATATTTTTTACAGGAAATAATTTCAATTCTAATCATACAGAAATCAAAAAAGCAAGGGAGATTTTTAAAAAAATAGCAAAAAAAGAAATAGATGATTTTTTACTTTATAAAGGGCAAATTTCATACAATAGAGATAATTTGATAATTGATAAGCTTTTTAACTTAAATAACTCAGACAATTTAAATTATCCAAAGCAAGAAAATTCAGAGGTTAAAAATGAAGAAAAGATTTAAAACATTAAAAGCATTTATCAAAGCGAAAGAATTATTAAAACTTAAAATTTCAATAAAAAGTTTAAAAATATTTTTATTCAATACTTTATTTTATTTTATTTCAAGCATATTATTTTTTTGTTTTGTAGTTTTCAACGAAGCAAAAATGGCAAATTATGAAAAGAATGAAATTAAAACAGAAATTTTAAAGAAAGATAAAGATAATTATATTCAATTTAAAAATGTAATTATAAACAAAAACAATCCTTTAAAAATTGGAGTTTTTAAAGAAGACAAGACTTTATTTATTGATGTTTTTAAAAATTTTCAATTATTTTTTATTCTATCAATTTTATTTTTTCCAATATTTTTCTTTTTGAACTTAATGTTTTCTTCTTACTTTATAAAAATAAAAGAAAAGGAAAATATTAAAAAGAATCTTGATATTGAAATTGAAACAAATAATAAAGTTATGATGAACTTAATTGAAAATTTTGAACATAAACTTAATACTCCATTTGAAATTTTACATTATCTTGAGACAAAAGAAAGTATTTCAAAAGATGAATTACAAAGTCTTTTTTTTGCTTTTAATGAAATTAAAGAATTTTCAAAAAGGATAAAAGATATAATTAATACTTTTAATAATAAAAATAATTCTTTTTATTTTTTAATTGATAAAGGATTTAAACTTATTTTCTATAAAAATCTTATGTATGATTTTTATGTAAAAATTGATAATACTTTTAAAAGTATTTGTGCAACTAATAAATCTTCTGAAAATATAATTTTAATGATTTTTTATAGAATTGCTGAGGAATTTGTAGATAACAATATTTGTAAAATTAAAGTAAATTTTACAAAATTTTCAAAAAATATCGCAGTTGTTTTTGTTTTTGAAGATATGGAATATCAAATGTTAAATTGTGGTAAAAATAGAAGTTTAATTCTTAGTAAGAAATTTATTTTGGATATTAAGTCTTTATTAGAAATAATAGACGGAGACTTTGATGAAACAGAAACAGGAATAGAAATTTCTATCCCTGCTGAAAAAATTATTTAAAATTTTAATCCATCGAAACTGAATGGAGTTTCGTTTTCATTAGAAAAACTTGAAATTCCACTTTGATTACTTTGCTCGATTTGATTATTTTGAGAACTTCCTGTATCATCGAAATCATCAGAAATTTCTGAATAAGTCATTCTTGAGAAATCAGTTTGAACCAAAGTACTTTCAAGTAAACCTGTATATCTGTTTTTCAAGAACTTCCATATTTGCTGATTATTTGCTCTTAATTCATCGTTTGAAATCAAACCGACAACAACATCTGCAGTCATTGCAACTTTAATTGACTCTGACATATTATCAAGTCCCATATCAGTTTGATTATATGCACTTCTATTTGCTTGCATTCCTGATAAAACTTTTATACCTTTATTTCCTTTTGAGTCATTATATTTCTTTGAAATAGCATGAAGTTCTTCTGAAACCTTTCCAACCATTTCATATGAATTTGAACCTTTTCCAACTTTTGGAGAATACATTAAGATTAAGTGGTCTAACATAATAACATCAGGAACAAAGTTCTTTTCAAGTCTTAATTCATCAAGCAAATTTTCTAAATCTAAACTTGAAAAACTACCTGCACCGTATTCTTTAATTACAAGATCTCCAAGTCCATCTTTTATTGAGTCCCACTTAACTTTTATGTTATTTGTGTTTGAAGGATCTTCAAGTTCTTGGATTGTATAACCTAAAAGGCTTGCATCAATTCTTTTTGCAATTGCATCTTCAGGCATTTCCAAAGTTATGTAAAGAACATTTTCTTTTTGAAGTAATGATGTTCCACTTAAAAAACACATAAGAGCAGTATTGTGATGTAAAATTCCATTTGCATCAAAATATAAATGAGGAGAATCGATTGTAATTCCGTATAATAATTCATCATAATTATCAACGATTTCAATAGACTCTATTTTTTTATTTCCTTCTTTTGAAATTAACAAATGTCTGTTTATATCCAACTCTTTTGCAAAAATTACATTCATTAAATAGTTCCTAAATGCTTGTTTTTGTTTAAAACCCATCTCTTGAAAACGTTTGCGTTTTGCACTTTAAACCATTACGAAAACGTATTCTTAAAATGAGTCTAAAAGTTAATTGCGTATCAGATCAGGTAAATAATCCACATACAGAAGCAAATTTGAAGATTTTAGATGCTGGTATTACGTGAAGAAAATTCTATATAGAAAATTTAAAGTCAATTAAAAACATAAACACCTGTTTTTAAGTATTTTAAAAAATAAAATGAATA